GATCGGCCCGATGCTCCCGCAGCGCGGCCAAGGTAAGGGATGCCCAATCCATGGGTTTCTCCTGTGCTGCGGCTGCGGGGGCCGCGTCTGCTCCATGATCGCGGCCCGCAAGCTCCGCGATCAAACTTTCCAGGGTGCCTTTTTGGTCAGCCATGCCGCGCCGGATGGCTTCGGCACCGTCAAAAATCATGCCTTGCCCGAACCGGTCCAGAACTTCCGCCTCGCTGACGCCGCGATGCGCCGCAACATTGGCGACGAACTCGGCCCCCGAGGCATCAACCAGCGCCTGCATCTCGGCCTGCCCCTCGGCACTTTCAGGATCAAGCCGCTTGTTCGGCGACTGCTCGGCCACGACCCGCACGATCCGTGCGCCCATCTTTTCCAGGACCGGTTCCATATCGACGAATTCGATTACCGTGCCGATCGACCCCACGACTGCGCCCGAGCCCAGCGTGATCCGGCTGGCCGCCGCCGCCAGCCAATAAGCCGCCGATGCCGCCATCCCGCCGACAAAGGCTTCCACCGGCTTCGGCCCGCTGGCCCGGATCATCACTGCCAGATCGGCGCAACCCGCAACCAGCCCACCGGGGCTGTCGATATCAAGCACGATCGCCCGAACCGCCGCATTCCCCTGTGCCAGCTTCAGATCTCGGGCCAACTCTTCGTAAGACCACATCCAGAGACTGGAGTTGCGCATCAGTGGCCCCATGACGGGGATCACCGCCACCCCGTCAATCACCCGCGCAAACTCCGATCCTTCAAGCATTGTCCCGCCGAGTTGTGCCTGCGGACTGGCTTCGCGCCGGTCGGCGCGCTGTTGCAGGGCGTGGATCGCCACCACATCGTCCGGCCTCAGCGCCCAGACCCGCGCCGATCTGTCCACCAACATCAGCTTTTCTCCTTGTCGCTGTCTCCCGCATCGGCAGCGGCGGGGTCGCTCTCAATCACCTGGGGTGCCGCAACCGGCGCGCGGGCCGCAGCAGCATCGGCGTCGCTGCCGTCCTGCGCCCGCCTGCGCTGCACTACCCGCAGATCGACGCCAAAGCGCTCCGCTGCAATGCGGGTTTTCGAAGTCACCCCCATCGCCAGATACTTCTCATCAGCCGCAGCGTCCTTGACCGGGTCGATGGTCGGGCGCGCGGGACCCATCCAGACCGCGCCCAGATAGGCCTGCCGCCGGAGCTGGTCGCTGAAAAACCCCGGCGCTTTCAGCTTGCCACGCGCCACCGCCTCGGCGATCACGTCCTCGTAAACCGGCACACAGAACTGCGCCACATGCAGCGCGCGGTCGGCGCGAAAGAACAGCCATGCCAGCTCCATCGCGGCGCGGCTGGCCGAGTAGCTTGCCTGAAACTGTTTGACCAGCAGCTCCTGCGGCAGGTCTGTTCCGGCCCCCACCTCGCGCGATATGGCGTCGATGAACGGCGCAAACTGCGGGTTCGGGCGGCCAGGTGCAAAGCTGTTGACCTTCTCGCCAGGCATCAGATCAACGATCAATCCAGGTTCGGTCAGGCTGATGGCCTTGCCCGATGCCGTGGTGGTGGGACCTGCCGCGCCAGCCAGTTGCTCACCCAGATCGCCACCCGGTGATTCGGTACCAATCGCAAAGCAGGCACTCACCACCGCTGCCATCAACTCAGCCTCGGAATAGCGCGACCGCTGTTTCAGCGCCTCGATCACCGTCGCCAGCATCGGCGCATAGCGCGTCATTTCCGGCCGCCAGCGCGGGCCGTGCACATGCAGCACCAGCCTGCGGCCATCGCCATCGAAGGCGGGCACGCGCTGCCATTTTGGCGAGCCGCTCAACGCCCGGTCCAGTGCATGCCGGTCGGCGAAGTGATAGGCCACGGGGGCACCATCGGCATCCATTTCCACCCCGCCCGCCAGCGTCGGGCTGTCCAGCGCCCACGATGGGTTAGACAGCCGGTCGGCCTCAACTATCTGCACACAGGTAGCCAGCGTCCGGCCGGGCCGCGGGCGGAACCGCCGCAGCACGAACACATCGCCGCTCAACAGCCGCGATCGATAGACCAGGTCTTCAAGCTCGGGGAAGGTCTGGCAGCGCGTCACATCGCAGTCGCGGCTGTTGGCAAACTCCGACCAGATATCAAGCGCCAGCTCCTCCCATTCGGTCGCCGCTTCCGGGCTCAACCCCAGCCGCGCCGCGTCGATCTCGGGGCGCACCACATGACCCGACCCGATCACATGCGCCACCTTGGTCGATACCGCGCTATGCGCCAGAGGGTCGTTACGCTCAAGATCGCGCGACCTGGCCCGCAACAGATCAAGGTCTGGCAGCGTCTCGAAATCTGCACTTGCTCCGGCCAGCGCCGACCATTGGCTGGTGGCTGTGCGGTCGCGCCGCGCCCCGACATAGCCCGACACGGCTGCCATAGCCATTTTGCTGCGCACGCGATCAAGCCCGGCGCGCGGCGACAGCCACGCCACCGCCCGGTCCAGAGCGCTCAATTTGATCTGTGGCATCCGGCTCATAGCGGGGCCGCCACGCGAAACGCGCCGCCGCGCCGCGCCGCGCGGTTTGTCAGCGCCACCAGCCGCGCTTCTTCGCGCGTCAACCACCCCAGATCGAGCTTGGTCACGGCGGTGCCATCGTCCAGGTTGACGCTCTGCACCCCCCCGGCCAGCAAGGATGTGATTGCCGTCTGGATCAACACCAGACGCGCGGCATAGTCGATGGTCGCCATGATCAACTTATCCTTCCGCGTATCCTGCGCCCCACCGGCGCGTCTGTCGTTGGTTCGGCGGGCGTAACATCCTTAACCATCGCCGCCATCGCGTCGAACAGATCAGCCTGCGCCTCGGGCGGGGCGATACCCCGCACCACCGCAAGCGCCTCCCATTCTTCGGCGGTCTTCGACGCCCAAAGTTTACGGCGGGCGGCAACCTCGGCATAAAGCATTGTGTCCAGCGCCTCGTTGCGCCGCGACGGTTCCGCCAACTGCCACTTGCTGGTGGTCACGCCACTGCGCGCGGTCAGCAGCACCCGCACTTCTGCCGTCACCATGCGGTAGTATTCGTCCCCGAGCGCGCGGGCGAAGGCCGTGAAACCGCGTTCGATTGGGTCGGTCTTGGTCAACCAGCCGTAGAAATCGGCTTTCATTTGCGACACGTTCACGCGCCAGCGCTGCTTGCTGGGGCGCATCTTGCCCGGTATTCGCGTCGGCTCGTTGATCGGCACATAAAGCGGACCCGCGTCCGTGGATGCTCCCTTGACCGTGATCACCCGGCTATAGGGGTGCCGCCGTGCCCAGGTTTTTACATCCTCGGTCCAGTTGCCCTCGTCGATCGCCAGCATGTCGATCGGCAAGCGCAGCCCCAGCTCGGTGCGCCAGGTGCCGCGCAGCAGCGCGTCCAGCGCGTCGCGGCCTTCCTGATCGCTGATCGAATACGGGATCACGATGTAATCCACCACCCACCGGCGAAAGTTCCGCCCGAACGCCACCAGTTGCACCTCGATGCGGTCCTGCTGGCAGTCAGCCCCGGCGCAAAAGATCATGCCACACGCGGGCAGCACCCCGCGCGGCAGCGCATGCGCCTCGTCATCCTCGGCCCGGTCGCGTAAGCTCTGCCAGTCCGGCCCCTTGCTCGCCTGCTCATAGGGCAGCCCCAGCACGTCGTTCCAAAATGTCTGTTCGGTCTCCGCCTCGACCGGCCTTTTCGTCGCCGGGTCTCTGCCCACAACGGCAGCGCTCCAGCCCATTACCTGGGCATATTCCACTGCGATCGACGCCCAGTCGCGCTGCGGTGCATAGGCGCGCCACAAATGAAAACCGGGATGATCACCGCGCGGGTTCTGCGCCACCCAGCGCCCGGCCGCCACCATCCGTTCCTTGTCGCCGTGCTCGATGTCGCAGCCGCAGGTCTCGCAGCCAAAGTGCGACGACGCCAGGCGCTCCGGGTCAATCCGCGCCCGGAAGTTCTCCCACGTCAGGGGGGCCATGGTGCCGCAATGCGGGCATGGCACATGGTAAAAGCGCTGATCGCTGCGTTCGAACGCCCGCGTGATCCGACAGGTGCCACTGACCATCGCAGTCGAAACCCGCAGGATCTTCGCATCCTCGAAGCCGCTTGCGCGGCTTACGGCAAGGGCTTCCGGGTCACCAAGCGCGCTCATTTCCCATTTCGACAGGTCATCCATGATGATCAGTCGGCGCGTGGTGCCGGTCAGACTGGCAGGTGATCCCGCGCCCGCCACTTTCAACGACCCGGTGCGCGTTATTGTTTCCTGGTTGAACTTGGAATCATTATTGTTGCCGCCGCCTGTGTCAGTACCGAAAACCCTCCGCAACCCTGGTGCCTGCCGCCGCATCGGTAGCCACTTGTTATCAACCCACTCCCTCGCCGCCGCCTCGGTCGGATGCACCACCAGGCTGTCGAGCCTGGTATATTCATGCCACGCCCCCAGCGTCGGCTGGATTATCGAGGCGGTCTTGCCCCACTGCGCCGAGCCCCGGATCGTAACCTCCCGCGCCGGGTGCTCCGGCGACAGCACCGCGTGAATCTCGCGCAAGAACGGGAACCGGGCGATCGCAAACGGCCCCGGCATCGGGCTGCGCTCATCAAACACCACATTCTCGACGCACCAGCGCGTGATATCCGGTGGCGGCGGCGGCAGCATGGCGGCGGCAATGGCCCGCGCCACCACCGCATGCGCGGGTGCCAGAAACCCCATCTCAGATATCCTCGTCCCGCTCAGCCTCGGTCAGCCCCGCCGACCCCGCCTGCGCGCCGCTCTGGTCCGACCGGACTTTGCGATGAGCGCGCCAGGTCTCGACCAGAATCTGCCGCGTTGTCCTAAAATCAACCTTTAGCGTGTCGGCCACCCGCCGCGCGCCGTCGCGCAGCACCGTCTCGAACTCGGTGATCTCCTGCTCAATCAGACGGGTAATTTGAAGCTCGACTTCGCTCGCCAACAGATAGGTTTTTTCCGCAACGGCGTTCTTGCGCCGGGCATCGCGTAGTGCTTCCTCTTTCAACTGGGTGTTAACCAGTTGAAGGTTATCCAGATCGTTTGGAACCAACCTTGTGTCCACACCTTGCAGGCTAGGTTTCGACGCTCGCTGAACCGGCTTCGCCACATGGTTCTGCATTGCAGCCAGCGCGCGGCGCGTCTCGGCCCCATTGCCCAGCATCTGCGCCGCATCCAGCCGCCGCCCCAGCGCCACGGCCACCGCTTCCCGGTCGAACCGCCGCGCCCGACCCTCGCCGCTGTAGCACCCGGCCAGTTTTCCTTCCCTGACGTATTGATGAATCCGCTGCCGCGAGAGGCCCAGCTCACCAGCCAGTTGCACCCCCGTCAGCATCCATTGATCCCCATCGTCAAGCCCCCCCCAGACCGTCAAGGCTTCCCACTTTGTCAAGCACCGAGAACCATCCGAGCTTCGCCCGCCCGTATACGGTTTTGACCGTGGGAGGACCCAAAGGCGGCGGCAGGGCGTGGGAAGGGACGGACTGTGACCATTCCATTGTCGGCAGCGGAACGCAAAACGCCCGAGGCGCGAAGCTTCGGGCGTGACGATGGATGATGCCAAGAACCATGCC